GAATACGCATCTGAATGTAGGCGTATGATGATTGAGAGCGCAGCGCAGCACGTCACAAAAATTAGGACGGTTGAAGAGCGCAGGCGGTTTATAAGCAAACAGCCAGTTGATCGCCAAGAAGACCTTAAAAACAGAATAAGAGAAATCTGGAGGAAGTGATTTGATTATGGAAGAAGAGCTAGACATCAGCTTGGAGTTTGGGCGCATTTACGATGAGCTTGCAGAGCTTTCTAGGTGGTCAGATTTAGCAGATGACACCTTGGGTTTATTGATCGTTCTGATGCAGGAAAATTACAAATTACAACAGGAGCTAAAATGATTGAGGTTCAAGCGCAATTGGAGGCTCTGAGAGATGAGCTTATAAAGGCTCATTTAGATTACTATTCTGAGCATGTGGAGTTCATCATCGAATTGCTTGGTGTAGATGCAGAGGAGGTTTTGAAGAATGGTTAAAAACGCGAAGGGCTGGAGCGATGACGACATTCTTGATGCGCTGCATATGCGCGAAGAGAACTACACGATGCGGGAAATTGGTGAACACTTTGGATACACCAAGAACGCAGTTATCGGAATGGTAAACAGAGTTTTAAAAGAAAGTCGGGAGGTCTAATAAAAATGAACGCACGAACAAAAATGGAAGAATTCCAAGACGAATATCGTGATAATTGGGTTGAACAGGTTAAACTTGATCGAAAGAACAACGCACAGTTAAGAGAGCCGATCACAACAAGACTGGACAGAAAAATGCACGTCGAAAACGGTAAAAAAGGTGGAGCGCCACGTTTGCAGCTAACCAATCAAGCTGAAGTGTTTAACAGAATGATTTTAAACGGAATGAGCCACGAAGAAATTGCGTTCATCATGGGCGTTGAGACCAAACGTGTCGCCTATGTGGTAAAGCGGTTTAAGCTTCCAAGAACTGACGTGTGAAACCTGAGCCTGTCGTAGAAAGTTGTGTGGCTGGGGGTGTTAGATTCTGCCAACGCAATCTGTCAAAAGGTTAAAGAAAACCCCAGCCACGCAGTAACCATACAACTTATCGTATGTTTAAGGAACAGGTTTCTTGTAACATAAGGGAAGTCGTGTGGGTGGCCAGTTGTAAATCAAACTGTGGCGCAATCTGGTAAACGCTTCAACCAACTATCAACAAACACAAAACCATTCCCGTGGTACGGTGAAAGAACGAAAGCTGTTGTTAAGGTTAAGCCACCCACTCAGGCTTTAGACCAGATAAGCGCAATATCAACAATACCAAAATTGGAAATAAAATGAATAGATCTGAAATTTTACAACTTGCTGATCATTACGTTTCAAAAGACAGATCCAAAACTCACGGATCGCCTGAGGATAACTTCACTGAGCTTGGTAAGCTGTGGGGATGCCGACTGGGGATTGATCTGCACCCGTCCCAGGTCGCAATCATGCTCCTAGACCTGAAGACAGTGAGAGCTTGGAACAATCTGGGGAACGAAGACAACTGGGTAGATATGGCAGGCTACGCATCATGCGGTGGAGAAATCGCAACTAAGATTGATTAACATCTCAAACTAAGCTATATCTCAGCTATGCGTCCAGTCCGCTTGGCTGAGATAGAAGGTGTGAAATGGCTGTTAAACGAAAAGTAGGGCGTCCCAGTAAATACAATCCTAAGATGTGCGAGACTGTTGTTGAGTGTGGCAGGCAAGGAATGAGCAAATGCGAAATGGCTCTGGAACTTGATATTGCATACTCAAACTTCGACAGGTGGCAGAATGAAATACCAGAATTTCAGGAGGCCATAAAGGACGCAGTTCGTCATTCGCAGGCATGGTGGGAAAGAAATGGGCGCTTGGCTACATTCGGAGCCGTCGATGGGTTTAACGCCACAAGCTACGTCTTCAACATGAAAAACCGTTTCCGCGCCGATTGGAACGACACTGTTAAAAACGAACTGTCCGGCCCAGATGGCGGGGCAATCGTTCAGAAGATCGAGCGCGTTATTGTAGACCCAAAGGATGACCTGAATGGAACGACTGGCTGAACTGGCACAATACGATCAAGCATTTAACGGGGCTTTGGTCGATGATGACTTTTTAGCCGCTGGTTTCACTCCAGATGAGGTTTCATCATACAGGTCTCAGACATCGCCACAGTCTATGACGCAGGCTGATACATCAGCATTGGCAGATCAATACGGAAACCTTCAGGAGCCAGATTATACGCTCCGTGAGCGCATGACCCAAGGTTCCCAAGACTTCTTAGCAAATACATTCGGAATGGAACCATACAATGCAGGCGCTCTATCTCGCAGCATTCTAGGCGATCCAAATTCATCAGGGTTAAGTTATGGCATGGGTCTTGCTGACTTCACACCGCTGGGTGCTGTATTCGGTGCAGAAGAGGGATCTAGGACAGCTTTACGCGGATATGAGGCTGGAGACCCCGTGCAGATGGGTCTGGGTGGCCTTGAGGCTGGTCTGAGCATGGCAGAGGCATTCCCTGCCACAAGAGTTATTGCAAGCCCTCTCAAGCGGGCTGTGGCTGATATAGCATACGAAGTTCTTAACAGCGAAGCTGCAAGTCAAATCATCGACAGCCCACTTGCTGGTGAGATTGTAGGCAACACCCGCGCTGCGATGTCTGGCGACATAGACTTCCTGCGAGGCCGTGGTGATCCGTCTATGTCTCAAGGCGTAGGCGCTGATGTTACTGGACGCGCACCTCTGACGTTCGATGAGGTTGAGGCAGCTATGGCAGAAGCACCTGCTGCCGCACGGACAACCGTTCCTGCACAGGTTAAAGACCCAGAGCAAAGCAGCCTAATAATGCCTGGAGACCCACGATTTAATGAACCCATTGATCAAATGCCGGTCAAAGCGCCTCGCATTACGCCTAGAGACCTAGAGGACGCGCGCATTATCCCGACAGTGGCTGACCTTACTCGTGCTGGAGGCTTCTACAGAGGCATCGACAGCTCGGTGATTGATATTCCAGAAGTGATGATGGGTGGACCAGGCTTCCCGCTGTTGCCATCAAGCCAAGAAAACGGTTTGGTTTGGGCTGTTCAGGGCGCAGGCATTGGCACAAAGAAAGCTGGCAAGGGTGCGGATCTAATCGCAATCACAGCGATGAACCCAACAAGCCACAAGTCGAACATCAGCTTTATCAACTCTCTGATTAAGACAACTGACGCATATGTCAGGGACGGTCGTATTGGTGAAAACGCTATTGGCGCACTAGATAATGCAATTCGTCAGGCTGGCGAAGCGAAAGGTAAAGATCAGTCTTTATCTGGTTTGTCTAAGTTCCCAGGCTTCAGAAGCGAGAACTTGCAGGAGTTCATCAATAACGCAAGTTTCCAAGAACGCAGTCGTATTGCCTCCATCATCGGTTCCGATAAAATGCAGAAAACTGGCGTTCCCAACGTCAACAGGGTTTTGCAGGAAACAACTGATCCGTTGTATGCTGGGGCAAACCCGCGCGACACGCTGTTGTTCATTGAGCCTGACTTTAGCCTGCCACCAGTGGATCTGGCCGCAGAGGGCTTGCCTGTGCATCCAAGCTATCGCTATGGCATTCGTGGCCGTGTGTTTGGCGCTCTAGATCAGAACATATCGACGTTTGAAATGTTCCCTGACTTCTGGGGCGAAAAGAACATTAATGCATTCGGTAAGGGCTTCAACAAGGGTGGACGCAGAGCTTACGACATGGGCCTGCCAATCCAAAATGTTACAGGCGAACAAGTTGAGAACTTAGAGCGCATGTTGAGGTTTGAAAGCAATCAATATCCAGTTGACGCTGCCTCTAGACTTTCACCAATTGATACAAGAATTATAACCAACTCAATGTTGGACAAATGGAAACCGACGACCACATCGGTCAAGGCAGGTGGCGCATCACCGCAGGGGTTTGCAGATGCTATTAGAAATAATAAATACAGCCCAGCACTGACCAATTATTCTGCAAAAGAAATTAAGGATGGCGCTCGATCAGGTGATCTAGTTGCCTACCAGCTTGGCGATGACGATTTGTTCTTTGCTATCGACAGCAAGCCAGATTATTCATGGGCTGGTGTTGATATGCAGGAAGGCGACAAGGCTCTGGTGGGTGTTGTTAGCAACGCACCAGGAGCAAAAGGCACCGCTGCGCCAAGCGTAATAGCAAAAGCGCTTGACGAGGGCGCAAATATACTTGATGCTTTCGCTGTGCCGTCTAAAAAGTTTCCGAATGGTTTCTTACCTCAATATTATCGTAAATTTGGGTTTGAAGAAGCTGGTCGAGTTCCTTTTGATAAAGATATGTATGTGGCCGATCACGGTGAGCTTGCTTATGAGGATCTCCTTGAGGCATGGCGATCTGACGGCTGGGATGAGAATATGGGCATGCCGCCCGTTATAGTAATGAGATGGAGTGGATCAGATGCAGATAGAGCAGCAACGTCGTCAGGACTTCGTGGCGCAGGTTCGACGAGCCATAGGTTCGAGCCTGAAGGACTTGTCTCAGAGGCAAGAGGATCTGCTGGACGGGGCGGTGAGCGACCTGTATCGGCAGAACCGTCCAGTTTCGGACGAGGAGATACAGGGGGAACTGGAGTTGATAACAGACTTCGTGTCACCTCTGGGGCAGGAGAGGTTGCAGAAGGCTTATTGGGACTTACGCCTGAACAGCTCCGAAACCGAGGCATCCCAGAAGCAACAATCCAAGAGCTAATTGACCTCAAGGACTTTGGCTTGTGAACCTACAGATAAACACACCTCGCTGGTCCCTTCCTATCATTGATGGGGCTGGCGCACGTTACTTGGGCGCTCACGGTGGCCGAGGCTCTGGCAAGTCTCACTTGTTTGCAGAGATGCTGATCGAGCGCAGCATCATTGAGCGTGTGGACGCAGTGTGCGTTCGTGAGGTGCAGAAGTCTCTGGCTCAGTCAGTAAAGAAGCTGTTGGAGAACAAGATCAATGAGCTTGGCGTGGCTCACATGTTTCAGATCAAAGAGTTCGAGATCCGATCCGTTCACGGCGGCATCATCATCTTTCAGGGCTTGCAGAACCACACAGCCGACAGCATCAAGTCGCTTGAGGGTTACGACATCGCATGGGTTGAGGAAGCCCAGAGCGTTTCGCAGTTCTCGCTGGATATTCTTCGCCCTACAATCCGTAAGCCTGGTTCGCAGCTTTGGTTCACATGGAACCCCAGATACGACACAGACCCTATTGAGGGCTTGCTGCGTGGCCCAGAGCCACCAAACAAAAGCATCGTGGTTGAGGTCAACTATCAGGACAACCCGTGGTTCCCAGTCGAGCTTCACGAGGAAATGGAATACGACAAGCGCCGTGACCCAGACAAATACATGCACGTTTGGAAGGGCGATTACGTTCGCAACAGCGAGACGCGCGTGTTTAAGAACTGGGAGATCCAAGACTTCGAAGCACCACCTGAAGCAATCCATCGCCTTGGGGCTGACTGGGGCTTTGCTACAGACCCCACAGTTGCTGTTCGGTGCCACATAGTAGGTCGCAAGCTTTACATTGATCAGGAAGCGTATCAGGTCGGCTGTGAGATTGTTGACACACCATCGTTGATCATGTCCATCCCAGAGGCTGAGAAGTGGCCTATGGTGGCAGATAGCGCCCGTCCAGAGACCATCAGCCACATGCGCAAGAACGGTTTCCCTAAGATACAGGCAGCGGTTAAGGGCGCAAAGTCTGTTGAAGAAGGCGTCGAGTGGCTCAAGTCTTATGACATCATCGTTCACCCAAGGTGCAGGCACACCATTGATGAGCTTACGCTCTACAGTTACAAGACAGACCGAGACACTGGATCAATCCTGCCCGTGCTTGAGGATAAAGATAATCACGTCATTGATGCCTTGAGATATGCCTGTGAGGGCGCAAGAAGAGCATCGGCGCAGAAGAAACCAAAAGCCAAGCCAATCGCAACTATGATGCCTTTTGCACGGTGATTGTTTTTGATTTAAATATGTTCTATAATTCCTTCAAACTTTCATGCGAGGCTACAACGTGGCAAGAATGACTAAGACAGAACGGCTTGCAAGCCTCCACGCAGAGGCGCTGTCAGAGTTTGACAACATCCAAAGCTCGATGCGAGAAGAGCGCCTTCAGTGCTTAGAGGATCGTCGCTTTTACTCTATCGCGGGTGCTCAGTGGGAGGGAAACCTCGCGGAGCAGTTCGACAACAAGCCACGCTTTGAGGTCAACAAGATCCACTTGTCCGTCATGCGGATCATCAATGAGTATCGCAACAATCGCATCACTGTTGATTTCGTGAGCAAAGATGGCAACGCAAACGATAAGCTTGCTGACACTTGTGACATGTTGTTCCGCGCTGATGAGCAAGACAGCACTGCGGATGAGGCTTACGACAATGCCTTTGAAGAGGCGGTCGGCGGTGGCTTTGGTGCATTCCGCCTGCGCACTGTCTATGAGGATGAGTATGACGAGGACAATGATTACCAGCGCATCCGTTTAGAGCCAATCTATGATGCTGACACGACTGTATTCTTTGATATGGACGCCAAGCGCCAAGACAAGTCAGACGCCCGCATCTGCTTCGTCCTGACGGCCATGACCCGTGACGCTTATATCGCTGCGTATGACGACGATCCGTCATCTTGGCCCAAAGAAATCCACCAGTATGAATTTGACTGGGCAACTCCTGACATGGTTTATATCTCTGAGGTTTACCGTGTTGAAGAGGCTTCCGAGTTGGTCCGCATCTATGAGACACTCGACGGCGAAGAAGAGCGCTATTCCGAGCGTGACTTTGATGAGGACGAAGAGCTAGAAGGTATGCTGGAAAGCCTGGGGGCTATCGAGGTGCGCCAGAAGCGCGTAAAGCGTCGCAAGGTTCGCAAATACATTATGAGCGGTTCCGGCATCTTAGAGGATGCAGGGTACATCGCAGGCACTGAAATCCCTATTATCCCTGTCTATGGCAAGCGATGGTTCATTGATAACGTAGAGCGTTGCATGGGCCACGTCCGCATGGCTAAAGACGCCCAGCGCCTCAAGAACATGCAGCTATCTAAGCTGGGTGAAATCTCTGCGCTTTCAACAATCGAAAAGCCGCTGTTCACACCAGAGCAGGTTGCCGGATTTGAGATGATGTGGGCAGAAGACAACCTGAAGAACTATCCTTATCTCTTGCTGAACACAGTGACAGACGCCAATGGCAATGAGAGTTTGGCTGGTCCTATTGGCTACACTAAGCCGCCACAGGTTCCGCCTGCACTGGCTGGCCTATTGCAGATCACCGAGCAGGACATGTCCGACCTTCTGGGCAATCAGGAAGCTGGCGAGGAAATCACGTCCAATATGTCTGGCAAGGCTGTTGAGCTAATTCAGACGCGCTTGGATATGCAAACCTTTATCTACATGTCCAACATGTCCAAAGCCATCAAACGCTGCGGTGAAGTTTGGCTCTGCATGGCGCGTGATGTAATGGTTGAGGGTGGCCGCAAGATGAAGGGTCTCGGATCTCAAGGCGAGATGAGCAGCCTTGAACTGAGCAAGCCTGTCATGAACCAAGAGACTGGCGCTATCGAATACCAAAACGATTTGAGCAAGGCCAAGTTTGACGTGACTGTTGATGTTGGCCCGTCATCATCCTCTAAGCGTTCTGCGACTGTTCGTTCATTGATGGGCATGATGCAGATCACACCAGACCCAGAGACCCAGCAAGTGCTTGGCGCTATGGCGATGATGAATATGGAGGGCGAAGGTCTTTCAGAGGTTCAGGACTTCTTCCGCAAGAAGTTGATCCGCATGGGTGCTGTTGAGCCTACAGATGAAGAGCAAGCGGCGCTGTCAGCAGAGCTTGAGCAGCTTCAGAGCCAACCAGATCCGCAGTCTATGTATCTTGAGGCGGAAGCTGCCAAGGCACAGGCACAGGCTCAGAAGGCTCTTGCAGATACAGAATACACAATGGCACGGACTGAAGAGACCCGTGCTGACACCATCGAGACGCTTGCTGGGATTGAACGCAGCGAGCGCAAAGATGTATTGAACACAGCCGAGCAGCTACAGAAAGTTGTTCAAGGCTCACAGATACGGCAACCGCCCAGCCGTGTATAATTGCAATGGGTGAGAATGAAACGGGAAGTTAATGGAACTTGATAAGGTAGAAAATGACGAAAACATCGAACTGGAAACTTCTGAAGTAGAGGAGCCAGAGGTCATTACTGATGATGAGGGTGAGGTTGAAGAAGCCGAGCTTGAGCATGGTGATGAGCCTACTGAGGCCGAAGCTGAAGATGAGGACGATGTTGTTGTCAGCATTGCTGGGGAAGCGCCTGACCCAGAAGAAGAGGAAGAACGTGCGCCCGAATGGGTCCGCGACCTTCGCAAAGAGCATCGCAAGGAGAAACGTCGAGCTAAAGAGCTTGAGCAGAAGATCGAGCAGTTGGAACGGGGCAATGCCCCAGCGTCCCAGCCTCTTGGTTCTAAGCCCACACTTGATGGCCTAGACTATGACACCGACCGATATGAGACGGAACTTGCCTCGTGGTATGAAAAGAAGCGAGAGCATGACGATCAACAGAATGTCGCTCAATCTCAACAGAAAGCTGTTCAGAAAGAGTGGGATACTAAATTGGAGAGTTATCACTCTTCCAAAGCAGGACTTAAAGTTAAAGACTATGAGTTTGCCGAGGATGTAGTGCAGGACAATCTAAGCGTCATGCAACAAGGTATGATCGTTCAAGGCGCAGATAACCCTGCTCTTGTCGTTTATGCTCTTGGCAAGAACCCGAAGAAAGCGAAGGAAATTGCCTCAATTACCGATCCCGTTAAGTTCGCTTTCGCTGTAGCAAAATTGGAGACCAATTTGAAAGTTACTAAGCGCAAAGCGTCATCAAAACCAGAAAAGAAGATCAGCGGCACAGGTCGCCCTTCTGGATCGGTTGACAACACTCTTGATCGCCTGAGAGCGGATGCCGAAAAGACTGGAGACTTTTCAAAAGTCATGCAGTACAAAAAGCAGAAGCGATCAGCTTAACCCAATGAAGGAATTGCCAAGTGGCTAACTCATTTTCCAAAGAAGAACGCGTTGCGTTTGAAAACATCCTAGAAGGCTTCAACGACGCCCTAGTGATGACTTCAATCGTTAATAAATACAACACAAACGGTCAACAAATGGAGCGCTCAAGCGACACCATCTGGCGTCCAATGCCGTACATCGCCCAGTCTTATGACGGCTCTGATGCTACGTCTAACTTCGGAGACAGCACACAGTTGGCTGTTCCATCAACAATTGGCTATCAGAAGCACTCAACAGCATTGATGACTGCTAAAGAAATGCGTGACCAGTTGCAGGAAGATCGCCTAGGTACAGCCGCAGCACAAAAGCTGGCGTCTGACATCAACGTGGCAACTTTGTCTGTTGCATCTAACCAAGGCACAATCGTTGCTGCTCGCAGCGGTGCTGCAACGGGCTACAGCGATGTTGCTGAAGCAGATGCTCTGATGAATGAGCAAGGCGTTATGATGGACAACCGTGCCTTTGCTTTGTCCAGCCGCGACTATAACGGCATGGCAAGCAACTTGGCCGCGCGTGAAACCATGAACAACATTCCGACAGAAGCATATCGTCGTTCTTATGTTGGTGAAGTTGCTGGCTTCCAGACCTTCAAAATGGACTATGCAAACCGCCTCACAGCGGCTGCTGGCGTGACAGTTACTGTAAACGGTGCAGACCAGTATTACACACCTGCTGCAACCTCAACTGCTTCCACAGGCGAAACTTCAAACGTGGATAACCGCTCACAGAACCTCACCATCGGTGTGTCTTCTGGTGCGGTTAAAGTTGGCGATGCGTTCACTATCGCTGGTGTCAATTCTGTTCACCACATCACTAAGTCTGACACTGGCCAGTTGAAAACATTCCGCGTAATCGGAATTGTTTCTGGTGCAGGCGGTGCTGGTGTTGTGACTATCTCACCTGCAATCGTATCTGGTGAAGGCGCAACAGACGCAGAACTTCAGTATCAGAACGTGACAGCAACGCCAGCTACAGGCGCGGCAATCACATTCTTGAACATTGCTGCGGCACCTGTGAACTGCTTCTGGCATAAGGACGCGATTGAATTGCTTCCTGCTTCCTTGGCTGTTCCATCGGATGCTGGCGCTGACATCATGCGCGCAACAACCGATCAAGGCATTGAGCTTGTGATGCAGAAGCAATTCGACATCAACACACAGAAAACAAAGTATCGCTGGGATACATTGTTTGGTGTGGCAATGGTCCAGCCTGAGATGGCTGGCATCATGTTGTTCTCCCAAACTTGATGACACTTTGGGAGGGGCTTCGGTCCCTCCTTCCTTCTTTTTCGGAGAGAAATATATGAGCGTTATGTTATATAAACATCCTGGTCCCCACAAAATTCAAGGCGATAACTTTGATTATATAATTGTTGATGGCGACAAGGTTTATGATGCTATAAAAGATGGTTGGTTCAGGACTACTGTCGAAGCTAAAACTGGACCAGTAAAGCCTAAACCAAAGAAGTCTCCAGTTTCTGGGAGCGGAACCCGCAAAAAAACGAAGGTTAAGTAAACATGGGATACACTAAGCGTGAAATCATTGACTTAGCGTTTGAAGAGATTGGACTCGCTTCTTACACCTTTGATTTGCAGCCAGAGCAGCTTGAAAGCGCCCTGCGCCGCCTAGACGGCATGATGGCGGTGTGGAACGGCAAAGGCATCCGTCTTGGCTATCCGTTGCCGTCATCGCCTTCTGAGAGCGATTTAGCTGACGATGTAAACGTGCCTGATCGAGCCATTGAGGCGATGGTGACGAACCTTGCCATACGGCTGGCACCGAGCCTTGGAAAGTCTCTATCGCCTGACACGAAGCTGGTTGCCCGTCAGTCATACGCCCAGATTGTGTCTGGATCTAGTTCACCCATTGAAATGCAAATTGACGCCTCATCCGTGCCAGCAGGCGCAGGTGGGAAGCGAGGCAGTGATGGACGTAGCCCGTTCCTCCCAGAGCCAACAGACAGGCTGCAAGCTGGCTCTGACAGCCTTTTAACACTGGAGTAAGATTATGACTACTATCAATCAACTTTCAGCAGCAGACACGCTTAACGGTGGTGATCTAGTTGCTGTTTATAAACAGAACCAAGGTGACGCTCGCAAGTCTTCACTTACAAACCTTGCAGCGTTTGTAAATGCTCAAATTCCAAGTTCTGAGCCTGTCACGCAATATGCAGTCCCCACGACGACGGCATTTCAGATTGCTGTTGCTCAAGATAATACTTGGCTCTTGATGAAGCCTACGGGAACATTCGCAACTGGTACTATTACGCTCAAAGCGGCACCGGAAGATAAGTCTGAAATCACAATCACATCTATCCGAGCGGTTGGTGCGTTGACAATTACAGCAGCCTCTTCAACAATTATCGGCGCACCTAGTGATATTGAGATCAATGGTTTTTTGAAGTTCAAGTATGACCTTGGTGACAATACTTGGTATCGGGTGGGATAATGCAAATACCTATTCTCAATGGAATATTCACAGATAACTCGCCCAGCTTCAGGACATCTTATCCTGTCAATTTGGTTCCTGTGCCGAAATCCACTGGGATCTCTTCTGGGTATCTAAGCCCTGCGGAGGGTATTGTCAGCCAAGGCTCTGGCCCAGGTTTAAATCGCGGCGGGATAACTTGGAAAGATCAGATACATCGGGTTATGGGCGATCAGTTAATTTTGATTGACGACGATGGCACATATGCAAGCGAGGGGCAAATCTCAGGTTCCAGCCGCGTGTCAATGGAGTATGGCTTCGACTACCTTGCAATAGTCGGGGACGGGTTGATGTGGCTTTATAACGAAGATGGGCTTTACCAAGTCACGGACCCTGATCTTGGCCAAGTTCTAGATGTTATTTGGATTGACGGCTATTACATGATGACTGACGGCGAGTTTTTGATCGTCAGCGACTTGGGTGACCCGTTTTCTATAAACCCATTGAAATATGGGTCATCTGAGGCAGACCCAGACCCGATCAAGGCTTTGCTAAAGCATCGCAGTGAGGCTTATGCGCTCAACCGATACACCATTGAGGTTTTCTACAACACTGGCTCGGAAGGCTTTCCATTCGCCCGTGTGCAAGGTGCGCAAATTCAAAAGGGTGTGGTCGGCACTCACGCTTGCTGCGTCTATGCGGACAATATTGCATTTCTCGGAGGTGGGCGAAGTGAAGCCCCTGCGGTATGGCTTGGCAGCAACGGAAGCGTGGGCAAGATCTCATCGAGAGAGGTTGACGAAGTTCTCACTGAATACACTGAAAATGAGCTTTCCTATGCCGTCCTAGAAGAGCGAAGCTACAAATCACATGAGCAATTGTATATTCACTTGCCTCGCCACACTTTAGTTTATGATGTTGCAGCGTCTCGCGCCACAGAAACCCCGACTTGGTTTATTTTGTCATCCTCAATTGATGGTTCTAAGCGGTGGGCCGCAATAGATATGATCTGGGAGCATGATCGATGGAATGTTGCTGATCCAGACAGTGATCAAATTGGCTACCTTTCTGACACTGTGCGAACGCATTGGGGAGAAAAAGTCGGTTGGAGCTTTGGCACAATGATCTTTTACAACGATAGCTTGGGTGGCATCTTTCACAGCCTCGAACTGGTATGCCTAACTGGGGCTGCTGTGTGGGGTAAAGACCCAACTGTTTGGACCCAATACTCCTTAGATGGGCAGACTTGGAGCATGGAACGACCAGTCTCTGCGGGTAAGGCTGGGGAGAGAAACAAGCGCATTATGTGGATGCAGCAAGGTCGAATGGAAAACATGAGGATGCAGAGATTTCGCGGCACGTCAGATGCGCCTCTCGCCATCGCTGCTTTGGAAGCCCGCATTGAGCCTTTGGCATTCTGATGATTTATCCTAAATCCCCTTCTCGCCCTCAAATAGCAAAGATGGCAAACAATGACCCTGAGATGATCAGGGCTATTGAGCTTTTGTTTGGGGCAACTGGTGAGGTTACAACACAAGATGTTGATGACCTTAGATCCGAGATAAATAGCGTTGCCTTGGACGCTGAAGTGAACTTCATCAATGCCACATCGTATCAGCCCAACACCCACACTTATGATTGCATAGACCTGCGCAGAGCGCCGCCACTTGTCGATGCAGAGCGCCGCTTGTGCTGGAACGATGCAGACGGCACGATGAACATTGGCATGGAATATGGGGTAAGCCAGCAAGTTGGGCTTGAGACCTATATTCGCGCCAAAAACATGACAGGCTCAACCATTCTGAACGGCCAAGTAGTTGGGTTCACAGGCGCAGGCGCTGAAGGCATCGTGGCAGCGCCATATCTCGCTGATGGATCTACGCCCACAATGAACCTTCTGGGGGTGGTCACGCATGACCTGCCTGATGGTGAGGTCGGATATTGCACTAACTTTGGCCACGTTCGGGGCTTAGACACATCGTCTCTGACCGTGGGTGACGTTCTGTATGCGTCTCCAACCGTTGCTGGGGGCTACACAGCGACAAAGCCAACATCGCCACAGACGGTCATCCCTGTCGCTGCCTGCACCAATGTGGGTGTTACGGACGGAGAAATATTTGTCCGGCCAATCATTGAGCAGCAAAAATACTATGGTGTCATAAGCAAGATAACTAGCCAAAGCCCCGCTTCGGCAAACACAGCTTACACTTTGACGTTTGACATTGTTGAAAAAAGTAATGGCGTGGATATTGGGGTGCCAGCGTCTAGGGTCACTGTGCCCGCGTCTGGCACCTATCAGCTTGAGGGTCGCGTCACGATCACAAGCGGCAATACGTCCAAGAAAGATGTTTATGTTTGGTTTAGGGTAAACGGGGTGGACGTTGTAAACTCTTCACGGGTCGTCACTAGCGCCGTGAACAATGGTTATGTTGCTCTGGCGATGA